CCTTTCGGCTGGATGCCGGGGGTGCTTTGTTGTATCGCGCTCAGGGGATGCCAAAAGGTGATAATTTCGGCTCAGCGGTTACGGAAATGGAAACCTTGCGAGATAGCGGCATGAACCCGCAGGCGGCCAATATCTTCAAGAACATAAACAAAACTCCAATGCTGGCCGGGTTAAAAGCGGTGCGTCAGCTTACCCCAGAAACAATCCAGAAAATTGTTGAATCGGCAGGCTTTGACATAGCCACTACGAAGAAGCTGACCAAGACCTTGCTTGACCGGCAAGCCTATTTGAAACAGTGGGAAAAAGAGTATAAGGCAAGTTTGAAAAAGCCAGCAAAAAGCAGACGCAGACACCGGGCCTATGAGTCACCGACCAAAGCCGACTTTGAACTGTTCGCCGCACATTATCGCAACCGCTATGATTCGTATACCGGGCGGGATGGATTCAAAGAATTGGTCGGCAAATATAAACTGACCAATGATGAAGCCCTGGCGGTACTGGCCTATACCAACGGCGCATATTTGGCCTTGAATGCTCAAATGCGCCGGGAAAAAGGGAAGGTTTGGGACAACAACCCAGAAATCCTGGCTTTTTCCCGTATCTGCAACAGAGGTTTGGAAAAAATCGCCCAAACGAAAAACTATGGTTTCAAGGGTGAGCTGATACGCACGATTAGCCTGAAAAGCAACGATTTGCCGAAGTTTCTGGAACGATGGAAAGCCGGGGCGGTCAACGAAACCTTTGAATATTGGTCGGCCAGTAACGACCATGACCAGCTGTTTGAACCAAACGCAAATGTTAGGATTTTGATAAAGTTGAAAAACAGACATGCCGACATTGACGCATTTTCCGTTCATAAGGGTGAAAGGGAGGTGTTGCTGCCGCCGGGAACGCCGTTGAAGGTGATCAAAATATCGGAAGTGGGCGGGCGTTACAATATCCTTTTGGAAGAGGTTGATTGATGTATTTGAAGCTCAAAGGAAAAAAACTGCCGTACAACGCACTGGGGTTTGCTACGGACAAAACCAACAGGCCGCGTCATCTGGTGCCGCTAGGCAAATCCATGTGGCCAAAGGAACAAGTGGCCCGCCTCATCACGTTGTTTAAAAATGCCGGAATTCCCGAACCGCTAACCCAGAAGTTGGTGGAGCCTGTCGCTTATTATTTCGGCGGGGTGGAAAAAGACGGGGTGCCGGATGTGTCCGGTGTAAACTGGGAAAAAATGGTGGATTATTTTGAGTGGGAAATTGCCGCCGTTTTGAAAGATGACCGCGCCAAGGCAACCGCTTTGCAGGAACAGGCGAAAAAGAAATGGAAACATCTTTTCTCACATTACGCCGCATGGGAAGACCGCTCGGCCTCGTATTATTAGCCTGACTTGACAAATAAGTGATTACTTACTATAATTGCCCTTGTGAATTTACAACTTAAAAAAAAGGAGGCAATTATGTGGGTTTTTTGTCAAGACGGGTTTTTCAGCGCTGTGCAAGACCGATTTTGCGAAAAAAATCAACTGTCCATTCGCGGGCGTTGCGAAGAAGACATTGATAGATTATCAAGGCGCTTTGCCTGTATGGGATACAAGACCCAAGCGCTTTACACGCCTACGGGCGATTATCACTATCGGCTGTTGACAAGCAAAGAGGCGTGGGCATCCTATTTGGCCAGGGAAGCAACGGCCATTGATTATCCCAATTTCAAGGATGCCACGACCAACACCGACGATTTGCGCCACAATGCCTATTTCGACTGTTGGCAAGCCATGTTTAATTTCCAGTTTCACAAGGAAGACAACAAGCACAAGACCAACATGAAGTAAGTAACAACTGAAACACTGCGTCAGACGCACAGATTTAACGCTGAATACTTTTTAAGACCTATGCCTATACGATGGCTTAGGTTTTTTTTTATGCCCGCTTAAAAGGGAATTTTGCCATGCAACCGAACACCACCGTTTCATTCGTTACCCAGACCGTCAATAAACATGGAGAAGATGTTGACAGTACCACCGTCACATTGCCCGCTCGCATCGTGGAGAAAAGCCGAAGCAGTGAACAGGGGAAGAACCGCAAAGCCAATCATTACGATTTGCGCCTGTTGGTTCACGGTTATCGAATCGCCCCTTATGTCGGGCTGTTGACCTACAAATTTGAAATCGAGGAAGACGGGGAGCGTTACAAGTTGCAAAGCGTCACTCCGCATTTTGATTTTTCGGGCAAGGTGCTGTTTCACGAATTGCGCCTGGTGCGGGTTGTCTAATGAAGCTGGAATTTGACGATAAAGAATTCAGGCGCGATATTCAAAAGATGACCAAAAAGCTGGATGATTTGGGACGGGCCGGAGCAAAAGAAGCTTTTGATATTGTCGATGCCGTGACGGACAAGACTATGGAGGAATCCATTAACCGCGCACCGATTGACGAGGGCTTTTTGGTCGAATCGCACGAAAAGAAAGTTGAAAAATCCACCGTTGCCAGTGAAGTGGAAGGTCACGTTTTCATTCCCACCAACAGCCCAGCCTCCGATTATGCCCTGTATATGCACGAAGGGCGTTATAAACTGGGGTCGAAATCGAGGCAAAAGCAGGCGGGCAGCAAAGTGGTGGTTGGCAGAAAGTTTTTGCAGCGGGCATTGACTGAAAATGCCAAAAAATTTCAACTGTATATTTTCAAAAAGCTCAAGGAGTTTCTGAAATGATTGGCAGCATTATAACACAACTGCTTGCTGGGGCGGGATTGGGACTTGTCGAGGGGGGAAACTTGTTCGCGGGTAATGGGGTGGGCACTCAGTATGTTGTGGTAATAAACAATGGACGAGAAGCAGTGCTATCCCAGACCCGCACTTTGCGCCGGGCCAACATTCAACTGCTGTTGGTCGGCTATGGATATGAAACAGGTGCTGTCTTTTCCGAAAACCTTGAAAATGCCATGTCTGGTTTTACTGGTTCCACTGGCTCCGTTGTGATTGACGACTCAACATTTCAATATGAAATCAAATCGGTGTCTGACGGCGGGTACTTTGAATATATCAACCCGAAAACTGAAAAATATGAATTTTCAATCAATTTCATGGTGTACTGCACCGTGACCAACTCTTAAAAGGGGAATGTAAATGGGAACTGCCGCAAGCGTAAAAATGGGGGTTTGTAATATCACTTTTAACTCCACCGACCTTGGTTATACCAAAGGGGCTGTTTCGGTATCGTATCAGGCCGAAACGGTGGAAAAGACCGTTGACCAAGAAGATGCGCCCATTGGGGAAATTGTCACCAAGCAAACCTGTGAGGTCAAAGTGCCGATGGCCGAACATGATTTGGCTCTTCTGGAAAATCTTATTCCCGGCGCGACTTTGACCGTGGACGGTGTGGATTCGGACAAGAAAAAGTTGGTTATTTCCGGTGCTTCGGGGGTTGACCTGACCGACAGCGCTGCCGAACTGGTGGTGCATCCGACCGATGAAGGTACCCTGAAGACTTTTGATGTGGTGCTGCATCATGCGGTGCCGGTGCCGGAAATTGAATTTTCTTACGAAAAGGAAAACCAGCGGATTTTTGAAGTCACGTTCAAGGCGCTTAAAGGCGTTAACGGTTTTGTGACCTTTGGCGACCCTGACGCCGCTGCTTAATTTAAATTGGCAATAGGTCAAAATTCATCGTAAATTCAACAATTTACCCCCTTGTTTTAAACAAGGGGGTTTTTTTATTTATTTTTTTAAACGGGGTTAAAGTATGAAAGTAATTAATCTGGACAAATTTCAAATTGCTCAAAAAGTATCTATCGGTGGCGTGGAATACACCATAAACGGAGTTACGGTTGGCAAATTCATCGACGAGGGAGATTTTGCCGAAAAACTTGAAAAAGAGCCGAACGCCAAGGTACAGATGCGCCTGATGGTTGCCGAGCTGGGTAAACTGTCCGATATTCCAGAGGCCGTTTTGAAAAGTCTGTCATTCAAAGCCCTTCATGCCCTGATTGCCATTTCCAACGGCAATTTCAAAGAGGATGAAGACGATGAAAAGGAGCAAGCGCCGGAGAAGCAAAAAGAGGAATAAACCTAAGACAACTCGACATGGGCTTTCTCGTTTCAAGTGTGATGCGCTTTTACGGCATGGGGTTGTTCGATGCACGAGCTTTGCCCCTGAACACTTTTTGGGAGTTGTCGCGCAACATTGACCGCGTGCGTGCCGAGGAAGACAGGCGCCTGTTTGATTTGCTGCAAAATGCTTTTGTCGGCAATCCCAGAAAATATGCACAGCGACTTGAACAGGAGCGCGGCAAGGTTATTGAGGGTGACATGCCGGAGACATTGGATAGAGATGGTTTCAAGCGCCTTAAAGCCCTTGCAGGAGGGTAACATTGGATATTGGAGATTTAAAAGCCAAGGTCAAACTTGATTATTCAGGGTTTGACAGAGGTGTTAAAAAAATAACCGGCGGCTTTAAGTCGCTGTACCGCAACGCCATAAACCTGAATCAGTCGGTAGAACTTGTAAAAAACGGCTATCGCGGCATGGAGGCCATGGCGAAGGCCACCGTGGGCAGTTTGTTGGAGGCGGCCAATACCGCCGAAAGCTATCGTTTGCGCCTGAATGCCATGTTGGGTTCCCAACAAGAAGGCACCCGCATGTTCAAAGACATGGCCAAATTTGCCGGCCAGGTGCCTTATGAATATGAAAAAATCATGGGCGCGGCCACCACTTTGTCTGGCGTGATGAAAAATGGCGTCGACGAGGTCAATCAATGGATGCCACTTATTACAGACCTTGCCGCTGCATCCGGCCTGTCCATCGAAGAAACCACCGGCCAAATTGTTCGCATGTATTCAGCCGGGGCTGGGGCCGCCGACCTGTTCCGTGAACGTGGCATAACCGCCATGCTTGGTTTTAAGGCGGGTGTTTCCTATACCGCCGAAGAAACCAAAAAAATCCTCATGGAAGCCTATGAAAGCCCGACTTCCAAGTTTCGCAGCTTGACTAAGGAAATGGCGAAAACATGGGACGGGCAAGTGTCCATGATGAAAGATAAGTGGTTTCTGTTCCGTAATGAAATTATGGACAGCGGACCGTTTGCTGTCATGAAAGCCATGTTGGGCGAGGTTAATAGCGCCATTGACGACATGGTTGACGATGGAAAGCTGACCCAATATGCCGAAGATTTTGGCGAGGCTTTTCTGGATGCTTCCGAAGCGGCCATTGGCGGCGTCGGCATGTTGGCCAAGGTTTTTGTGGGCGTCGGCATTGCCGTAAAAAGCCTGAAAATCATGTGGCAGCAAGTGTCGCTGTTTATGCAAAACAGCATAGGCGACCTTGCCGGGCTACTTGCCGATTATTATGAAAAAATCAATGTTTTCGGCATCGACATTGTGGCGGCTCAGGTTGACAACTTGCGAAGTCTACAAGGCGACCAAAAACTAATTGCCGCGCAAATACGCAAGGACATTGAAGAATCTCAAACCAACGCCGGAAAACTGCTTAACACTTATGACAAGCTGGGTGATGGCATTGACGCCGTAAAAGAAAAATTCAAAAAGGCGCGGGAAGAAGCCGCAAAACAACAAAGTGGCGAAGGCGATGACGGCAAGGCCAAACCAGCCCTTGCCCCGGGAATTGCAGAAGACGCCAAAAAAGTTGAATCCTTGCGTGAAAAGCTGAAAGGTATGAAGGCCGATGCTGTCTTTAGCGCAAAAACCATGGGATTCAGTGGCGCACCGCTGGCCCTTGCCAATATCAAAAAACAGTATGAGGAAATCATTGCCCAGGCACCGGGGCTAAAAACGCTGGCCGATGAATGGCGGGCGGTAGCTGAGGCCAATGTGGTCAATGACGCGAAACTGGAACAGGACAAGGCATTTCTCGATGCCAAGGAAGAAATGGCCAACATGCTCAAAGATGCTCGTTTTGAGCAAAGCACTTTGGGAATGACCGACCTGCAAACCGAACTGGCCCAGATTCGCCAGCAATACGACCAAATTGTTAAAAAAAACCCGGCCTTGACGGAAATGGCAAACCAGTGGTTAGAGGTCAAAGAAGCTATCGCCAAAGCCAAAGATGAAATGAAAGGGGCCGCTTCCGTAAGTGGCATGGTGACAGACGCTATTGATGGCGCTTTTCAAAACATGAACAGCTCACTTAGCGATTCACTGGCCGAATTTGCACAAACAGGCAAATTGCATTTTGGCGATTTGATTGATTCGCTTATTAAGGATTTGCAAATAGTCGCCGCACATAAAACAGCAAGATTATTAATGGAAGCGGCATTTGAAGGAGTTATGGCGCTTGTTGATATGGATAATGCGGCTAAACACGCTGCGGCGGCAAGTGCAGCATTGCAGGGCGCTGCCATTATGGGTTCATTCGTGGCCGGTTCTGGCCTCGCTGGCATGGCCCATGACGGTATTTCCTCGGTACCAGAAGACGGAACGTGGCTGTTGAAAAAAGGCGAGAGGGTTATCAACGACAAGGACAACGCTGCTCTGACGGAATATTTGAAAAACGGCGGCGGCGGCATGAATATAAATATGCCAGTCACGATTCAAAATAGCGATGAGGATGGGGTGAAAAAAGCTCTGCCCGCCTTAAAGCAAACTATTATTGATGTGGTCACGGGCAATATTGCTGGAAACGGTGAAATCCGTAAAACAATCAAGGGCTATACATAGCAATAAGGAGGGAACGTGGCGCTAACAACCTTTCCGTTGATTCCTGACCGTATTAAAAAAATTACACCAGAATTCAAAACAACAATTGTTAAATTTGAAAGCGGTGTAGAACAACGACTGGCAAATTGGAACAATGATAAAAAAACGCTGCAAATTGCTTTTCAATATTTGAGCAAAGATAATCTTGATACATTGTGGGATTTTTTCAAAGCAAGAAAGGGCGCTTTTGAAAAATTTTATTTCGTGAATCATTTGGAAAATACAACTGACATTGTGCGATTTAAAGATGATACATTCCCAACAGAATTTTTAAATGTATCATTCGCGGAAAATCTTAAAATGGAGTTGATAGAATGTTAAACCTTGACGCCGTAACGATTGAGGATATTAACAATCTTGAAACTCAATCGTGGTATTTATACGAGGTCGATTATAAAGACGGAACTGGCCCGTTACGCTTCGCCGCTTGTGACGAGGACATAATATGGGGCGGCAATCTGTACCCAGCCAGCACCGTTGAACATTCGGATTTTCAACAGGACACAGATGGGAAAATCAACGATGTAACACTGTCGGTTGCCAATGCTGACCGGCAGATTCAATATTATTGCGAAAACTATGAACTCATCGGGCGCAACGTCAAAGTGATGCAGGTGTTCAAAAGCCAATCAGAGGCTATCGAATACGTTTTCAAAATAAAAGGCATAACAGCCAAGAAGGACGTTGCCAGTATTGCGCTTTCATTGGGCATTGACTTTCTGCAAAAAATGACTCCGGCGCGTACCGTAAGTAAAGTTTATTGCCGCTGGCAATTCGGACCAGATGCAAGGGCGGCAGGACTTGACGACCCCTGCGGCTATGCTGGGGAAGATACCGAATGCAAACGAAGGTGGGAGGATTGTGTTGCCAAAGGCAATCAATTAAGGTTCGGCGGCTTCCCAGGCATTCTCAACGAGCGCTTTTATTTCTGATGCTAAGCGGCTTTTGTCGCTTTTTTATTTTCAATAATAGGCGGCTTTTTAGCCGCCTTTTTTATGTGAGGAGAAATGAAGAAAGCGTTTTTTGATGCGCTGCCATACCTCAGCATTCCCTATGTTTATGGCGGACGTAAATGTGATGGAGCCGACTGTTTTGGCTTGTTGCATTTGATTTACAAAAACGAACTGGGAATCATTTTGCCCGATTATCCAGCGGCTACCAAAAGCTATCAGGAAGCTGCCAAAGAAAATATTGCACTGTCGCATATTCATGAGCAATTTGAGCTTGTGACGAGCGAAATCAAGGCATTTGACGTATTGCTGTTGCGTCAACATTACAACAGCCCACCGGGGCATGTGGGCATTGCTATCGACGCCAGTACATTTGTGCATTGCTTGGGAGGGGTCGGCACTTCGACCGCCAAAATACGGCGCTGGAAATCACGCACCGTCGGCATATACCGGCATAAGGAGTTGATTGAATGAAGGTTCAAATTGTTCCCAATGCGTTTGAAAAACAGGGGCGCGAAACCTTTGAATTTGAATACAAGTATCAGACTGTCAAAGATTGGTTTGAACAGGCGGGCGGCACTCAGCAAAACGCCTATTTGCCGGTAGTTTCTGGCAGGGAAGTTGATTGGCTATACATTCCCGCCAAAGGCGACGATGTTGTTTTCGTCAACCAGATCAAAGGTGGCAAATTTTTCGGCATGATTTTCGCCGCCACTTTGATGGTGGCGTCAATTTGGAATCCGGCGCTGTTTGCTGTAGGTCTCTCTATGATGGTTGGTGGCGTCGTTGGTATGCTTGGCGGCTTGTTTGCGCCGGAGCAAAAAATTGACGGATTTGACGACTCACAAACGTATTCGTGGGACGGCGTTAAAAACATCGTGGGGGAAGGCAACCCGGTTCCCATCGTCTATGGCGAGCACGAAATGGGCGGAATTGTCGTGGAAGCGTTTATTGACGGCAATGAAGACAGTGGAACCATTAAAAATGAATACCTCAATGTGCTGTTGGCGTTGTCGGAAGGGCCGATTGAATATATTGATAAAGATTCAATAAAAATCGCCCGCAAGGAAGCGTCATATTATGACGATGACAACCTTGAAATTCAAACGACCACCGGAGAATTGGTGCAAAATTCATTGGATGGTTTTTCTTCCATTGTGCGCCACTACAATATCAGCGGTGTGCAGCTCACACACGATAACGCTTATATTTACAAGACTTTTGGCAGTGTCGATGGAGTGGTGTTGGGATTGACGTTTCCGGCCCTGTACGGCGTTGATTCTGACGATGGTGATATTGAAACAATCAACTGCTCATTTAAAGTTGAGGTCGCCCGCCATACGGAAAATCCAAGCTATTGGCCTTATGGCACCTTTACAGTGTCGGGGCGCTCTAAGTCAAGTGTTAACTATCGCTATCCGGTTGAATTTCCAGACAAAGACCAATATCTTGTGCGTATCACCCGCACAACGCGAGAATTTACCGATACGGATGAGGCTGGCGATAGCTACCTCAAGGCCACGCAGGAAATTGAAAATGCTGCATGCTCCTATCCGCTGACGGCTTTAATTGGTTTGCGTATAAAAGCAACCGACCAGCTTTCCGGTTCAATGCCGACTATAACCGCTACAATTAAAGGGCGCAAGGTCAAGGATGTGCGAACCGATATGGTGGCGTGGAGTGACAATCCGGCCAATATTCTGTACGACCTGCTGACCAATGCAAGGTATGGCCTGGGAATGGCGGCTGACCAAGTTGACATTTATAGCTTTCAAGATTTTGCCGATTGGTGCGATGAGTTGGTGGATTATACCGAATACAACGCGGCCACCGGTCAATACGACAGCAAACAAGAGAAACGCTATCGCATCAATTTGGTACTGGATAAGCAATTTCGCGCCCTCGACCTTATCACCAAAATCTGCAATACCTGTCGAGCAATTCCCTATTGGCACGGCCACAAGCTGAAAATTGTCATGGAAGAGCCGTCCACACCGGTACAAATCTTCAATATGGGCAACATTATTGAAGATTCGTTTACCGAAACTTATATTGGGCTGCCCGACATTCCCAATATGGTCGAAGCCAAGTTTTTGAATGAAGATAGCGATTTTAAAAACGAGCAAATCGCCGGAGTGGATGCAGGTCGCCTTGACGAATCGGTAAAAACCCAAACCATCCAGATGTATGGTTTAACCAAGGCCAGCAGAGTAAAGCGCGAAGTTATTTTTGCCTTGAAAAAAGCCAAGGCAATTCGCAGCACGGTAAAATTTGAAACCGGCCTTGAAGGTGTGGTGTGCGAGCCGGGCGATGTGTTTGTTTTTCAACACAATACGCCGCAATATGGCTACGGCGGGCGGCTGACCGATGTTGACGGCACGACTGTTACGCTGGATGAATCCATCGAATTAACCCAGGGCGTCGAATACGCTCTACGCATTCGCCGGGCTGACGGCACTATGGAGTTGAAAACGTGGGCGGCGTCGGCTACCGAAACTGTCAATTCGATAGACTGGGGCAGTTCGCCCGGCTTTGCCGCTGATGACCCTTGGGTGTTTGGAGAAATCGACAAGGCTGGGAAGCCGTATCGGGTGCTGTCTATTATTAAAAAGTCCAAGCATACGGTAGAAATCACCGGCGAAGAATACAACGAGGCGGTTTTTGCCGACGACAACAACATTGAGGTGGAGCAAGTAAACTACAGCGACCTTGGGTTGAGCGAAGCCTATGAGGTTGACGGAACGGCAGAAGACCCGACGCCAACCAAATTGGCGGGCGAACCAGTTGTCAATTCAAAAGACGAAATTCCACCTTATGTTACCGACGTGGCAATAACAGAAAAATTGAATGAGGTTGGCGATGTAAAAACCAGCGATATTGTTGTGAACTTCGCGCCGGTTGCGATGGACCCCAATGGCACGGCTCAAGTGACGCATTATGATATTTTGCTGTCCGATGATGTGGGGGTATCATGGCGTAAAGTAGGGGAAACCAATCATAATTATTTTGAAATCCCGGCACAAAAGGTTGGGGCGACCTATTACATATTGATAAAGCCTTATTCCAATTTTGGTAAAACCAACAATATTGAAAATTCGCAATATCGGTTGGATAATTGGATAACGCTGGTCGGCAAAGACATGCCACCTGGGACTCCCGCAAACCTGTCAGTTTCCCAAGGCCTGTTTGTTAACCGTCTTACGTGGACAAACCCAAGTGACAGCGACTTGTCGCATATTGAGATTTGGGCGGCTTTTGAAATAGACAGCCGCGAAGAAGCGGTGAAGTTGGCGGAGATGCCGGGAGAAAGTTTCGTTCATAACATCCCAGAATCCTATACCAATGTGTATTACTGGATTCGTGCGGTTGACACGACCGGCAACAAAAGCACATGGCATCCAGAAAATACACCAGGAGGCATTAGTGCAACCCCGCTGATTGACCCGACAGAGTTGTTAAACCAATTGAGTGGTAGCGTTAGCGAATCGGAATTTGCCGAAACCCTCAATGACCGCTTTGACAATCTGGATGAACAATATGCCGTAAAAGTTGAATACGATGACGGGCTTGGAAAAAACGTCATTTCCGGCTACGGATTGTCGGTTTACCCCAATGACGATGGCACAAACAAATCGGCCTTTCTCATAAGGGCCGACCAGTTTGCCATTATGATGCCGGGCGATTCGGAAAAGGTGCCGTTTGTCGTTGGTGAAATCGGCGGGGTATCCACGGTTGGCATAAACGGCAATTTGGTAGTTGATGGCACCATAAGCGCAGAATCGCTGAACGTTTCTCAATTGTCGGCTATTTCTGCCGACATAGGCAACATTACGGCAGGGACAATTGATGCAGCCACGGTTAATATCAACAACCTGACGGTATCTTATGGCGATGTGTCTGGTACCCCTTCCAGCCTTGCTGATATTAACGCCGCCGAAAGCTCAAAATTGACCGGCATCGAAGACGGGGCTACGGCGGGGGCCGATTGGAACACAAACGTCACCAACAAGCCGTCGATTCAGCAAATTTTTTATCAATCCAATGCGCCAGAATCAGACATGAGTACCGGCGACTATTGGCAGGATTCAGATGATAAAAAATGGTATCGCTACAATGGGGCTGATTGGGCGAAGGTTCAAGATGCCGACATTGCTCAAGCACTATCGGACGCTGCCGATGCTCAAGCTACGGCTGATAGTAAAATTATTACCTTTTTTCAAGATACTGAGCCAACCGCCGAAGGAATTGGCGACCTTTGGTTTGACACTGGAAATGACAATAAACCGTATCGTTGGAACGGCACAAGTTGGGAATCGGCTGAATTCGATGTGGCCACATGGTCAAAAATTACCGGAACGGGAAAACCGGAAGACGGCGCAACGGTGGGCGCACCTACCGGGACTTATGTTGGCGGCACTTTGGCAGAAACGATTGAAGCCAATGCCAACGACCCGGCATCCGTTGTCAACGCTCATACAACCTTAATCGAACCGGGAAAAATCCTGATAAATGGCAGCACGAAACTTTCCGATTGGAGTCACGCCACTGACGCGACCTTGATTGACGGTGGAAAAATCTACACCGGCAGCGTTACTGCGGCTCAAATTGCCGCTGCAACAATCACTGCTGATAAATACAACGAATTGCGGAATAGCTTGATTTACAACGGTGGCGATTCACTAGATGCCAGCCACCCGCTTGAAATTCCGTTTTTGGTGTTGTCGGAAATGCAAGCCATTCAATCGGTGAAATTGTCGTTTAAACGAATGTCATATCGTGGCTATTCAACCGGCGCGGCAAGTGGCGGGGCATCTGTGCCGACAACCACAGAGGTACAAATCCCAACCCACAACCACACGCTGAAAGTTTCCTACGGCACTTATTCGTCAGGCTACACGCTGATGTACAGCAACCAAGATGGCAAACTGTATCTTTATAAATCAGGAGGCTCAACGAGTGGTTATTACGATTTTGCACTTGAAACGTCAGACGGACACAATCATAAAATAAGAGCCTATTACACAGATAGCTATGTAAACAAATCATACGTTAATTACTATGCAGATTCAAACACCCTAAGGTGTTCTGGCGCAAAAGTAACCACGACAGAGGTCAACGGGCATACTCATGTGTTTTCTTTGGATGGCGCGTATAGCGGCACCAACGCACAGGTTTATTTGTATGGAAGTAATTTGGTAAGTTCGGCGGCATCTGGGACCAACTATGTCAACCAAACCTCCGAATCTCCAAGCGCCCATACGCATACAGTAACCATTCCGAACCATACGCATAACATAACCTTTGGAATCTACGAAGAAACAAACGACCCGACTATAAATGTGTATTGTGATGACGGAAGCGGCTATGGAAGTTCTGTTGGGCAATATGGCTATGATGTGCAAGATTTGAATTTAACCTCATATTTTACAAGCACCGGCTGGAAAAAGATTAAATTCACTTCGGATGAACTCTGCCGCATTGCTTATGTTTTAGAAGTCAAATTGGACATAAGTGCTTAATTCAATATTCAACAAACATTCAACCAAGCCCCGGTTTACAGCCGGGGTTTTTCTTTTTGGAGATTATTAAAATGGCACAGCAAGCCAATATGAACAACGCCTTGCAACGCGAGCAAATGCTTTTTCAAATGATGTATGAAAAAAACACCCTCATCAGCGCCCTTCAAAACGAAGTGGAACGGTTGCGCGGGGAAGTGCAAAAATTTCAAAAAGAACAGAAAGATAAAAAGCAGGGTGGAGAGGTGGTCGAACCCTCTGAAAACAATAGCCAAGCGCCAGGTGCGCGGGAGGTTTTTTTGAAATTCAAAACCGGAAGGAAACACGACGATGGTGGCTGACAAAATTGATACCTGTGCGTTTCATCAGCAATATGCTAACCGTATTGACCGCATGTGGGATTGGCATATCAAGGAGAAAGTGTTGATGGAACAGTTTGTTGAAAAAATCAAACAAACCAACATTCTGCTTGGTGGGCTTGGTGTTGCTGTTATTAGTGACATATTGGCCCGCTTGCTGGGTTAATTTTTTAAATCCCGTTTTGTGATTTGGGTGTCTTTAACGAGGCACCCTTTTTTTATGGGAGAAAATAATGAATTGGGAAGAAATCAATCATTTTAAAGAATGGGAGTTTGAATGCCCATGTTGCAAAAAAGCCAATATGAACGCCGCATTTGTCAAATTGCTGGACAAGGCCAGAACTATCGCCGGTGTGTCCTTTGTGCTGACAAGCGGGTATCGCTGTAAAAAACACAATGACGAATTGCCGCATTCCAGTCCAAACAGTTCGCACATGAAAGGGTTGGCAGTTGATATTACGGCAAGTGACAGTCGCACTCGTTTTAAAATCCTGAATGCCCTGTTGGAAGTTGGTTTTACTCGCATTGGCGTTGGCAGCAGCTTCATTCATGTTGACCGAGATTTGAGCAAGCCCCAAAAAGTCATTTGGACATATTAAAAGGAGGGCATTGTGATAGGCGCAGTTGTTGAGTTGGGAAAATTGGTTTTTGGCGGCGTTATAAACCATTTCAAAAGCAAACAAAAAATAAAAGAGGCAGTGGCGCAAAATAAAATCCGCTTGGCGCAAAGCGCACAGTCGCATAATCAAAAGTGGGAGTTGTCGCAACTGGAAAATGCCGGATGGAAAGATGACATATTGTTTTATGCCATTATTGGCATGTTCGCCTGGTCGGCCATTGACCCAGACGCCAGTGCAAAGGTTTTTGAAAACTGGAAAATGTTGCCAGAATGGTTTTTAACCATTACCGGTTGGCTGGTGTCTTCTGTCCTTGGTGTCAAAAAACTGGGGGATTATCTTCCCGCCTTGATTGCTGGGGTGAAGGGAGCCGTCAAGCGTGATTAACATAAAGCGGCATCATTTTAATATTCCAATACGAATTTTCAACGTTGGCGATTTACACCGGGGCGACTATGCTTGCGATGTAGCCCTATGGCATAAAATCCGTAACGAAATTGCCAACAGTCCAGACACCTATTGGCTATCCACCGGCGATTTGCTTAATATGGCAACCAAAAACAGTATAACCGGACCTTACAAATCCATGAGTCCGGCAGAAGAATTGAAAATCTTTTGTGAGGAAGCCGCACCTATCGCTCACAAATGCCTTGGTTTTGTCGGCAGCAATCATCATCGTCGGGTAGACAAAGAAGTTGGCCTGTCAGTGGACAAGTTTATTGCCGAAAAGTTAAATATTCCTTTCCTTGGTCATTTGGGCCTGCTTAACATCGTTTGCGGGCGAGCCTCCTATTATATCGGCATGCACCATGGGGCAGGGGGTGGCAAGATGAGGGGCGGCAAAACCAACAATTTGCAACGGCTTGCCAATATCATCCCTGGTGCCGATATTTATCTTGAAGGGCATACGCACACTTTCAACTATTTCATTGATGAAATCGGGTATATTGACCGTAAGCGGATACTTTTCCGCTCCCACCCGGTTCACTTCGTTACCACCGGGCATTTTTTGAATTACTGGGACAGCTATGCCGCTGCCGCTAAATTCGCCCCATCGCCCAAAGGGGCGGCGCTATTAACGCTTGGTGCCGCAGGCTCAGGTAATCTTCAAAATAAGGAAGTGCGGGTTGAGCTTTTTCAATAAGTATTGACTTCCTGAATAAAAATGGTATTATTTAAAAAATAATTCAGGAGGGCTTTATGAAAAAGTTTTTTGTTTTGGCAAGTATTATTTTCTTAATGGCGGGTTGTGTTACCGCTCCAAAATATACTTGGAAACACCCAGAAGGAAGGACACAAGCGCAAATTCAAACAGATTTGGAAATGTGCGAAGCAAAAGCCAATGGAGAAATCAGACGCGACATAACCGGACTTCCAGCCACAGGTGAAACATATCGCGGCCTGATGATTCAAAAACATTGCATGATGGAAAAAGGCTATCGAAACGTGAAAATTTCAGAATAAGCAAAGCGGGGTTTATGCCCCGCTTTTTTCTTTCAACTTTGACCGAGACATTCTTTTTCGCAAGCGACAGTACGTTTATTCCCATCTTTCAACTCCTTAACTAATTTCTCCCTCGCTTTAAAATCAACCCGTTTATTATGTCCTTACTTACCATTTAAGCGCACGAGGTTTGCCTGTGTTGCATTTTCTTGTCTTGAGGTAAGCAAGGACATAGGGAAAGTTTTTTTCGGCGTTTAAAATAGCAGTAAGCGCTTGCTAGATACTATTGGTCAAATAATCAGCCTCCCGAAGCAAACGCCCAAATCGCCTTATAAGGCTTTTAAGTTTTAATACGGGGTCTGGGTGTTTGTGCTTGCTTTTTCTTCCGCGTTTCTCCATAGGTAATTTATGCCAATGGCCCTTGAGAAACTTCACTGCACTTCCAAAATCGCCACCTCCCCAGATTATCAATGCTTTCCGCTGAATAGGTGAAAAATTCTTATTCAATATTTTTTCAATATCAACTTTGGCATTAACCTCGTTGGCAACACGCGAGTCAATAATGCCACCTGTGCCGGTGATATAATCACCGCTGGCCATCTGACAACAGCGGTGCGTGATGTTTCCAACTCTTCCAATATTTTGCGCTTCATTGCACAGCCAAGCGAGCGCCGCCTTGGCATTTTTAAATTCCATGTTTCAAAAAAATCCCTTCTTAAAAGTTGAAAATTACAAAATTACAAACCCTTTTTCGCTTTTGACCATTTGATAACGCCGGGCCGAATGTTCCATGAGTTTTGGGTGGTGAAGGTCGATGAAATCCACGACTATTGCAAAATTATCTTTTTCTTTTTTTCGTATCGCCCGCCCGGTGCGCTGGAACAGGGCCGGGGCGCTTTTGGTACCTGCCGCCAGCACAACAGCACTCAGACTGTTAACATCTACACCTTCATCAAAAATATTCGTGGCGATAATCACGTCCTTTTTACCTTTTTCAAGCAGCTTCAAGGCTTTTTCCCGTTCCGCATAGCTGTTTTTGCCGTCCATGTAAGCGACCTTGATGCCCACATCTTCCATGACCTGTTGAAGAATCTGTCCGTGGGCAACCTCAAGAACGATGACGAGCGTTTTATGTCCCATGTCAACCAACTTACGCGTTTGAGATACGATTTGAAGATTGCGCTCTTTATTTTTCACAATGCCATGTTCATAAACATCGCGCCAATGGCGATATTTGCCGGGTAAGGGGGTGTTGACCTTGACAAATTTGAAATAGGGGCGGGCAAGAATGCCTCGTTCAATCAATTCGCCATTGGAAACGTGGGTAACGACAGGCCCAACGCTACCAAGCAACCACATATCTTCTTCGACATTGCCCTTCATAAACGGCGTGGCGGTAAGGGCGAGCCGGTAACTGGCATTGGCGCAAAGCATAGCCGTTTCGTGAAATTGCTTTGAGCCGCTGCGGTGGGCTTCGTCAATGATTAAAACCTTAAACTGGGCCAGCAATTCTCTGGCAACTTTCGGATGCCGCTTTATCATCGAATGCAGCGTTTGCACCGTGGCAATGGTGATGAAGCTCGGTTCATACTGGCCATCCCCGATAAATCCAATGTGCCCTTTCAACTCTGGCAAGCGTTTGGCAAATCGTTTGGCGGTTTGATGCAGCAAATTAACCCGATGAGTTAAAAATAGGGTGGGCTGGGCAAGGGCCTTGGTGACAGCTATCGCGCATTCCGTATTGTGCGTAACAGTAAAATCTCCCAGTATAAAGCGCTTGTTCCCGTCAATTTCAAAACCGAAATATTCCCCTTTGCCAATGGACTCAACTTTAATGCCGGTCGCAAGTACGTCTTTCTTTTGTTTGCGCGGCAACGCTCGCTTTCGCTCGACAATTGTTGGAATTTGGTCAACATCCCCAGATATGGAAATTCGATAATAAAGCCCTTTAAAGCCAAGTTTTTTTATCGTGGCAATTTTTTCTTTTTTGTAAGCGGCAAAGCCCAATGAGCGGGCAAGAAAAACAATGTCGTCTGCCAACCTTTCATGCTTTGTTGTTATTTCAAAATAGCCTTTTGACAAATGACCGTCTGTATCTAGCAGCCCAGCAAGAACTTTTAAACGAACCTTCTTGGAGTTGATTTTAAAAGTTTCTGGGATGTGTTTGTTGCCGAGCAAGTTCAATTTTTCAAGCGCTTGCTTTAATTTATTTCCATTGCCGCTTTGTTTAAGGTGATAGCTGTCTGCCATGCTAGGTTCAGGATATTTTGTCAAAGAAAATCCAAGCTCAACGGCGTATTTTTTTAAATACTCGACTATTTCAGTTTCTGGAGTGCAAATGGTAATGTCCGAACTTTTGCCATCGCCCAACCAAGCGCCAAGGAAATACGGGTCAATGTCAACCTCCCGCGCTTCAAATTCAACGGGAACGCGAAACCCCTTTAAAACGTGCTTCGTATGTTTAGGCAGGGCCAAATAGTCATCAATGGAAATATCCACAATGTCACCACAGTAAAACTTTTCGCCGCTTATTGTGCGATAATTTTGACTGGGATATTTGATATTTTTTCGCATTGTCGTCATTTTCAATGACAGAATGTGACTTCTGTTCACCACATACGGCTCGCCCTTTGTTGGCAACACCTTAAACATTTCTTCCGTACCATGAGCGAGACTTAACACTTTTCTAGGTGTTGAGTCGTCGCCCATGAGCAAATCGCCAACCTTAACATCTTCCACGGCTTTCAAAGAGCCATCGAACATTAAGACTTTTGTGCTTTTGGCAAGGCACTTCCCCGCCCCGGTAGCCAAATGAGCCACGCCACGTTTCGCTTTTAAAAATTCCTTTATAGTGCGCTCCTGATAATCGCGTAAAACAATGCCATGCAAGGACACCGGCATTGAAGGTGCTGGGAAAAGGCGGCGGTCAATAATTTCTGGATTGAGGCCATCTTCGCGCAAGGCGCTCAACACCTTGGCCAAGAAGCCGGTGTGAAAACGCCTGCGGCGACGGTCAAAGAAGCTCTTGACGCCATCCCATTTGTAGCTGGGGTTGAAGCGGCGTTTCTTCTGGATGATAATGTCGGCATCCTTGACCTTGTAAGCCAAGGCATCGTAAATCACCCGGTTCATCCTGGGATGCTCTGACACCTTGACAAATGTATTTTCCACAACCAATTTCACCTGTATTTTTCCTTTCGCTTTTTAACGACCACATCCCAGAAGCGAGATTTTCAAAACCGGCGCTTGCGCCGTGTAAAACCTCTAAAAGCTATTTCCGAAGGAAATAAGGTTTTAAGGTTTTACAGTCTTAAATTAATTTCTAATTCAATTTCAATTTAATATCTTATTCAACTTATATTAAATACTTATTTAATATTATATTATACTAAATTGCAAGCTGCGTGCCTAAAATGAAAGTTGAAAAACTTTTTTTTTAAAAGGCAAAAATATTTTTTTCTTGCAATTCAGTAACCAGTTAATATAATGATAGCACAGTAACGACTTACTGACAAGGGAAAATGGTATGAAAAAAACAAAAAAAGACACAAAAAATCAAGAAGTTGAGCGGGAATTATACAGCACGAAATGGTGGGATTATCGACACATGGAGCCGGAACATGCAACCCTAATTTGCCTGTTGGAATACGCCAGGGCTTTTTCAACATATAACGACCGGCGCGGAAACGGGAGGCATGTCAATGTGTTCAAAAACATCGACTTTGAAAGACCAGAAACATGGCGTTTTTACGGGGCGCTCGTAAAGGTGCGACGCTGGTGTGATAGGCGCGGAGTGATTTACAAGCAATTTTGGCGACTGGCTATGGCTGGACATGAAGAACTTGGTTTTCGATGGACGACGATGAACGCCTTTTGTAATTTCCGGCTTTTGGAATGGGTTGAAAAAGACCTTGCCCAGCGCAACGCCAAAACGCTGGTATTGTCGGAACGCAACCGTTTTAAAGCTGAAAATTATTGTGGTTGCCCGATTCAAAAAGCTTATTACCGCCATGTAGTTGATGAAGTGAAGCGTAAGAAAGGCAGTGGCCCGGCGGCTGTCGATATATTGAAGCAACTAATTGAAAATGGACGATTAAGCAAGGAATTTTTAAAAGAAAGGGCGGAAGAAAAATGACTTTAGAGCAAAATAGACACGTTTGGCGTGTTAGCGAATGCGGGTTTGTTTGTGAAATATGCGGCGAATGGCATCCAAGAATTTTTCAACAACATCTGCCGGAATTTGGCTGTATTGATACTTTGCCGCATAACAAAGGGGTGTCGGCAGAATTGCCGCTGGATGAAACTGGGGTGACTTTTAAACGGGCGTTTCTAAATTGGAGTGAAGCATGATTGACGAGGCGTTTGAACAGCGGGTGTTGGCTTGTTTATACCGTTCCCAGGAGTTCGGCACCGTGGCGAAAAGCCACTTGAAGGCGAGCTATTTTGAAAATCCGGTGCGGCATAACATGGGAAAAATCGCCCTTGATTTTCTGGGGAGGTACGGGGTGCCACCGTCCAAAGCCGCTTTTGTCGATACGGTGGCCGACCTCGTAAAAAAGAAGACCTTGAAGAAGGATGACGCGCCGTTATACGTCAATGAATTCAAGGCACTGGAAAAAGCCGAAATAACCGATTGGGCTTATGTTCTTGACCGGCTCATTGTCTTTATCAAGAACCGCGAAACAAAACGGCTGATTGAAGACGCGGTGAAAAAATACCTGCCCAGGGACGACTTCGACAGCATCGAAAAAGCAATGGCCAAGATTTCCGCCATCACCACAACCGGCACTGTGGAGCCGTTGGATTATTGGGACGAAAAGGCCATTGATGAGCGCATTGCGCGGCGTGAAGAAGAGGCAAAAAGAAAAACCATTGGCATAAGCACCGGCATCAAGCGCATGGATAAGGTGCTGGCGAAAAACGGTTGGTATGAAAAGGAGTTATACGTCATTCTCGCCCCGCCGAAGAGGGGCAAGTGCGTTACGCGAGATACAATGGTTTACTCCGAGGATGGACTTGTGGAAATAGGCGATTATGTTCCAGAAGCGCTTGGCGTAGACTGCTTTGCCGAAAAAGAAACATCAATCCTTGGCATGGATGGCATTGAAAAGACAAGTCACGTTTACAACAGTGGCTTAACTGCAACCAAAAAGATTGTGGCGACAAACGGCATGAGCCTTGAGGGAACGCCGCACCACCCCGTCTTAACGATGAAAAACGGGGAGCATGTGTGGAAACGATTGGATGAATTATGCGTTGGCGATTGGCTTGTTTCAAAAGTTGGCCAGCGGGTGTTCGGAAAATTTGTTGATTTAAGTCATGCCGTTGCTGCGGCGGCCAAGAGACATGAAGAATCCAGTCGGAAGGATGTCATTGCAATGCCGGTGTTGCCGACAGCAATGACCGAAGATTTGGCCGAATTTCTGGCAATGTTTGTGGCCGAAGGGTACTCGCCGCAAGGTCGGGGCGACTTGACGTTTACTCAAAAAGACGCTGAAACGCTTGTCCGATACAAGCAGCTTGTCAAAGGGTTATTTGGCATTGAGGCGAGAGTTGTGAGTCAAACTGACAAGCCGGATGAGGTGCGACTGAGCAGCGTGATTTTAAAAGCATACCTTGAAGCTCTTGGTGTAGTGATGGACGTTTCAAAATTCAAGACGGTTCCGCGTTCGATACGCACTGCACCTGAACCGTTTGTTAGGAGATTTTTGAATGTTTTGTTGAGTCTTGAAGGAGCCGTGGTTAAGAGCAACAAGACAACCGTGCATTATGAGTTGACTATGGCCTCGGAAAAGCTGATTCGACAGGTGCAAATGATGCTGTTGAATTATGGCATCGAATCTCGGTTGGTGAAGAAGCCCGGCTGTGCGACCAATGGTTATAGAGTCGAAAGAGACTATTGGCGCATTAAAATTTCTGGGGTGAAAAACCTTGCAGCTTTGAAAAACATCGTCGGGCTGTATGACGAGAGAAAGCACGCTTTGCTCCCTGATGAAGAAAACGAGACGACAAGGCGAGATTGGGTTCCTGAAACCAGCGAGCTTGTGCGCGACATTTTGGAAGAAATCAAAGCATCCGGCAGGGCAATTAACTCGCTGTTTTCCAAAGCAGAGCATTACAGCCTGAACCGTTTTGCGATGACCAGTGGAAAGCACAGTCGAATGTTGACGGTATCGTTTGCCGAAAGGCTGATTGCTGCTCTTGATGCAGCGGAGATAAAAGGCGAGGCGTCCGACAAATTGCGTTACATCGTCAACGGGGCGTTTCGCTATACGAAGGTTGACGAAATAACAGATGGTAGGGCGGTGACGGTCGATTTTTCCGTGCCCAAAACGCACAGTTTCCTCTCCAATGGCTTGATTAGCCACAACACAATGAGTTTGCTGTATTTTGCAAACATGGCCTGCTGGCAGGGGTTCAATGCTGCCTATTTTACCCTTGAGGTGAGCAAGGAGGTTATCAGCGAACGCCTTGATGCCATGAATGCGAACATGGAAATTAAAAAAGTCAGCAATGCCGATTGGATAAAATCGGTTGGTGAGCGTTTGAAAGCAAAGCGTCCCGAAGGCAATTTGAAGGTTTTTGAATATCCGACAAAAAGCCTAACCGTCAGTGAAATGAAGCGGCAAGTGCGGCGCATGGAAATTGAAAAAGGGCAACGAATTGACATTATCTTTGCCGACTATGGCGACATTATGAAGCCGGAATGTCATTACAGTGACAACCCGCTCAAAGAGGAGGCCGGTATCTTTGAAGGTTTGCGCGGTGTGGCCGGGGAGTTGGTGGTGCCGGTAGTAACCGCTTCACAAGTTAATCGGGCGGGTAGCGGCAAGGAAATCATTACCGGCAAGGATACTGCCGGAACTTGGGAAAAGATTATGGTGGCTGATGGCATCATATCCCTGTCGGCAACCGATGCGGAATTGGCCGAGGGCATCATGAAGGTGCATTTTGCCGAAAGCCGCAACAACCCCAACGCGACATTGAAAATCAAAACGGCTTATAATTTCGGGCGCTTTTACCAAGAATATTTGGGCGAACTTTGAGCTTGTTTTTCCGGCCATAGTGTGTATTATGTACTTACTTAACGAAACAATGGAGAAAGGAGAATTAATAATGGCAAGTCACGGCATTGCAATTGTGGAAAAAGCACCGGAACGGAAGCCCGCTGTTTTCAATAAAACTCAATGGCTTAAAAGTTTGAAGAAAGATGACGAGGTGGTGATTCGCGGCTGGGCGCTTGGGGCGTTTCTTGAATTGTTGACAGTTGAGCGCACGACAAAAAGCATGATTGTCCTGTCTGATGGTAGGCGCTTTAACCGTAATGATGGGTTGCCGTGTCTTGGCGAGGAAGGGCAAAGGGTGGTGTTGTACTATCCGACTGACAGGGCCAGGACAGAAGTTAAAAAACGTCAGAAGAAAATCAAAAAAACTGTCTTGGCTGACTGAAGCCAAAAAGGAGCAATTTACACAACACAAAGCACATAACGATGAAGTAAGCGGTGCCCCTGCGGCGACGACGGATGAAAATTTATTGTGTTGACAGCTAATCAATAGTGCGATATGATTTAACCACATTGAGGGACACACCAACCAAGGAGACAGACAATGACCGATGAACCGAAAACCGCTAAAAGCGCAACGGACCGCAGGTCCGATGTTGAACGCCTGGTTATGCCAATATTTTCACGCCGTGTGTGGTTGAATAAGGACACGTCGGGATCGACCGGCGCAGCTGTAGCCTTCTGTGGGCCAGCAAAATGGAATAATAAAGAGCAAGAAATCCATACTTTTTTCGAGGTGTCAGATTGCCATTGTAAGGTGCGGCTGCACAAAACATACTCTGATACCTCTGCCGAGTTTATTGAAAAAATGCGAACACTTTCTAAACTCGCTTCAGATTTTGCTGATTTCCTGGAGTACGAGGCATAACGCTTGCGATAAGCGGCGCAGCTTTACCGCGTCCGCTTGATTGCATTGTTATACGGCTTTTGCGAGGGACTATGAGACACCTAGATTTATTCAGCGGCATAGGCGGGTTCGCCCTTGCTGC